TTGTCATGTTTCTTTGCAATGTCTTCTTCCATTTTTGCTTGTTCTTCAGAAGTTGCAATTTGATATTCATAAGTTTCTTTCAATGCATTGATTTCTTTTTCTTTTTTTCCTTCAATTCCTTGAATTTCAGCATTTGTTTGTTCATTCTCTAATTGCTGAACCGAAGACATGATTGCAGAAACTTGTCCGATTGTCATTTGAATTGATTCGATAAGTTCTTCACCAGTGAAATCAGTTCCATCTGCTTTTTTACCATACAAAGTTGATTGCAACCAGCCACCACCACCATCAGATGAACCCTCTTTTTTGCCCAAGTCAGAAAGTTGTTTTTCATATTTTGCAACTTCACCTTTCAATCTGTTTATGTTTTGAACTTGTGTGTCAGTTGATTCATTAGAAGATTGAATTGTGATCAATGCAAGATCCAGTTGTGCTTTTGCAACTTTCAGTGCTTGATCAATTTGTTCTTTTGCAAGATCTGCACCAGCATCTTTCAATTGTGTAATAGACAACAATTTTTTCTTTTCAGCAGTGATTGTTTTGTTCAATGAATCAATTCGTTCTTTGTCTGCATCAAGAACTGGATTCAGTGATTCAGCAATTTCTTTGTTTTTCTTTTTCACTTCATCATCAACAACCATCAATTCCTTTTTTGCTTTTTTCAAATTAGCAGTTGCCTTGACCACATCACCATTTGTTGCAATTGCATTTTGCAGATCTTTTGTGTATTTAGAAACATTGTCTTGAAGAATTTCATATTGCGTTCTTTCATCTTTCTTTGTCTTGTTCAATTCTTTTCCAGTAGTCACAAGATTTTCAACAACTTCTTGTGCTTTTGACATTTTTCCATTTTGTTCTTCTTGAAGTGCAAGAATTTCTTTGTCAATTTTTTCTCGTTCTTTTTTGACTTTATTATAGTATTCTTCATGAAGTGTGTTTGACTTTGTTCTGTTTTCGTCCCTTTTTTTGATGTCAATGTTTGCACTGATTGAACGACCTTCTTCATCAATCATGTTGACTGATCCTTGAAGTGCTTGTCGATCAGCTTCTGCAATTGATGCATTTGCTTTTTTGACATCTTGATATTCTTGCAATGCTTGATTTTCTTTTTGTTGTGCTTTTTCAAGTTTCTTCATCAATTCAACTTCTTGTGCAACAAGACCAAGAACTTCTTCTTTTGCAAGATCAAGAATGTATTTTGCTTTTATGTTGTCAACTGCTTGTTTGTATGCACCAGAAAGTTCTTCTGCAAGTTTCTTTTCATTGTCCAGATTTGAAATGTTAGTTCCAGCAATTTTGTTCAATTCTTCAACTGCTTTCACTCTTTCACCTCTTTCAACATTTTCATCTTTTATTTTAGCAATCAATTGCTTCACATTTGCAAGTTCATTCGTTTGTGTTTGTTCCAGACCTTTTTGAACCTCTTGCATTCTTTCAGTTTCTGCATTTAGTTTTTGCAGATTTTCAGATGATTCTTCAGTTTCATCAGACATTGTTGCAAAAAGTGCAACTGCTGAAGTCAATGTTCCTACTATAAGACCGACTGGATTTGCTTTGATTGTTATGTTCAAAAGTTTCATTGCCCTTGTCAAACCACGAACACCACCAGATGTTGCAATTGTCACAACTCGCATTGCAGTTGTTGCCACATTCCATGCCCTTGTTGCAACACTAGATGCAATCACTGCAACTTTGTAGCCAACAAATGCAGAAGTTGCAGCAATCATGACTGGTGCTAATTTACGCAACACACCGAACAATGCAGAAACACCATCAAGAACAACTTCAAGAACTGGTGCAAGTTGTTCGATCAATTCCATAGCAAATGCAGATGCAGCCGAAGTCATTTCATCAATTGATCCTTTCAAAGAATCACGCATCACATCTGCAAATTGTTTTGTTGTTCCTTCAGCATTGATCAATTTTTGATTCAGCTTGTCAATACTGACTGATCCTTTCAACATTGATGCAAATGCAGTCACCGATCTTTTGTCAGTGATTTCAAGCATTCCAGCAACATCAATTCCTTTTGCATCTAGTTCTTGCATTGCTGGAATCAATTCGTCAACCGAAGTCACATTTCGTCCCAGTGCTTGTGCAAGATCACCAGCTGGATCTGACATTTTCAAAAATATATTTCGAAGACTTGTTCCAGCAGTCGATGCATCAATTCCAGCATTTGTCAGTGTTCCAAGAATTGCAGTTGTGTCTTCTAAAGAAAAACCCATTGTTGCAGCAACTGGTGCAACCTTTGCCATTGACACTTCAAATTTTCCTAGATCAAGACTGGAATTTGCGAATGCAGTTGCCATCACATCGGTCACACGACTTGTTTCTTCAGAATCCATGTTGAATTGTCGAAGTGTTGCACCGACAATTGTTGCAGTTTGTCCCAGATCTTCACCGAATGCGAATGATAAGTCAAGAACCGAATCAGTCATGTCTTGAATTTCAGTCGGATCAAAACCAAGTTTTGCAAGTTCTTTTTGAAGACCAGCAACTTCACCAGCAGTGAATGCAGTTGATGCACCCAGATCTTTTGCTTGTTTTTCAAGACCTTTCATTTCTTCAGCAGTTGCACCAGAAATCACACCAACTTGTTTGATCTGAAATTCAAAGTCAACAAAGACACCGACAACCCTTTCAAGTGTCTTGAATGCCATCACTGCTGCACCGATCTGAAGTGCCATTCCTTTGATTGCACCACCATAGTTTCCGACATTTCTTTGTGATCGTCCCATTGCAGAATCCATTTTCTTCAATGAAGTTGTGTTTTTGTTTATTTGATTAGAAAGTTTTTGAAATTCTTTTTGATCTTTTCCAAGTGGATCTTGAAGTTTTCGAAGTTCAGATGCAAGTTTTGCATTTTGTTTTGTCAAATCGTTGTAAGATTTTCCAGTTGCTTTGACTGCATCTGTTGTTTTTAGAAGATCGGTTTTTTGTTGATTCAATCCTTTTCGAAGTGCCTTCAGTTTTGTTTCTTGTTCAACAATGTCTTTTGTAAACTTTTGACCTTCATCACCAGCATCTTTTTGTGCTTTTTTCAGATCTTTCAGTTCTTGTTCAGTTTTGTTGATTTCATCTTTGAACTTTACCATGTCGGAAGTTCCTTCAACTTTTATGTTCAGAATTGTTTCTAGTTGTGCCATATCTTCTTTTTTTATCTATTTTTTAATAGTTTGACAAATTCTTTGTCAAAAGTTCCTATTTCCACCCAGACATCTTGATAGTTTCCAGATGCGTCTTGATAAACAACACCACCACCACCACCTTCAAGAAATCTTCCATCTTGATTGACAACCCATGCTGGATTTCTTTTGTTTGCACCTTGACAAATGATTTGTTCTGGATTTCTTCTTCTGTCAGTCACATTGTTTCCGATCTTGATTCCAGTTGATCGAACATTTGTTTCTGTATTGTTACCGATAACAACTGCACCAGTTCCTTTTGCAACTTGATTTCCAGATCCTATTGAAAAAGATGGAATGTCTTTGTCTGATTGTGGTGGATTTGCACCATCTGTCGGATTGATCGGTTGTCTTGTCGGATAGGCAACTTGTCTTTCTTCCCACCCAAGATTGTTTTCTGGAACTGGATTGTTCAAGTTGATGTTCGGTGTGTTTGATGTTGAATTCAATTGAACACCAGTGACACCCAGTTCATTTGCAAAGTTTTCTTGTCTTATATTGTATTGATAGAATTGTCCATTCGGAACATCACGACTTTGTCCCAGATTCGATCTTGTGTTTTCTCTCAATTTTCCTTCACCTCGTGGTCTTGATGGTTTGTGTGGTTTCGCAACATTCCACTGATACAATTCCACTTTTGTCATTTGATTTTTTGCTGGTTGATAGTCAATGATTTTATTGACAATCCAGTATGTTGCACCTTCACCGACATCTGCATCAAAATACACAAGTCTTCTGAAATCAAAGTCCATGATGTCTTTTGCATCAAGTTTGACAAATGCTCGTTTGATTCGTGGTCTTTCTAGTAGTCCATTGATATTTTTTTCCCAGAAAACTTTGTATAGTCCATCACAAAATGGATAAAGTGGTGGTGATGCTGCTGGTGTTTGATCATTTGCTTCAGCATCTTGAAATGGTAGTGTCGGAAAATAGGTGATGTCACCTACAACCAAATCTCCAAAAAAGTCTTCATCTTGATTGTAATATGTTCCAGCAAATGGATAGTTCTTTTTCAATTCTGGTGGATCTGATGGATTTGTTTTTCCCCATCTCCATTCATTTGCAGCAGTTTGTCCATCTGCATGATTCACTGGAACAAGACCACCCCACAACAAGATTCGTGGTTCAAATTCTTCAATTTTGTCTGGATAGTCACCATTGAATGTTGTTGTCCAGATTGTTGTGTATTCTGAATGAATGACTGGAATGAATGGTGCTTTGTCATTATTTGTTGCAATCACTTTGTCATTGAACATGTATGTCGGTGAATAGAAATTTGTCCCGATTTGTGTGTCTTTGTTTTTGTATAGATTGCCCAGATCCATTGCATAAGAATCCAGTGAACATTTTTGTCCGACACGATTGTTTCTTTCTTCAACAAAACCATCTGATCCATCATCTTCATAAGTGAAACAAAGATCACGATTCAGTGTGTCATAAACAAATTCAGATCTTGACTTTTGTGACATGTCTATTTTTGCAGACCAGTCAACTGCTTCACCAGTGTTTCGGAAAAAATTATCTCGTGGCTCGACATATATTTTTTTCGCACCTTCATCTGCATACCAGTAAAGATTGAAAAGACCAGTCAAACCATTGATCCATTCAAGTTGTGTCACATCACATGGAAGTAGATTTTTGATGTAAACTTGTCCACCAGTTGTCATTGCATCTGTAAGTCCACCCCATGTTTCTGCTGAATTTACACGATATTTGCATTGTGTGTGTGAATGATAGTTTGTTCCATCAGAATAGCCAGTGTCATACATAGACATAAAAACTTCATTCACTTCGCAATAGAAATAGAACTTGTCATCAGTGTCAAGAATATCAAAAAGAAAGTTTTGTGCTTCAAGTTCAAAAGTCAAGTTTGTTGCTGGAAGATTTCCATCTGGTCGCCACGCATTCCAGAATCCATGCCATAAAATGTCATCATTGTTTGTTCGACATGTTCGATCAAGAAACATCGGTTTGTGTTTTCCATTTGTTGCATCAATTTGAACAAGAAAGATGTTTGCACAATATAAACAACCGAAGTCTTCCCATTCATCATACCCAGTTGATGGATCAGTCCCAGAATATGACATTCCTTGACTATTTGCATACATGAAACCCTGATTTCGATTCCATGCTGGAATTGCTGCATTTCCAAAAGGTTCGTATGTTTGTGGATCATTATCAATCACATATTGATTGTCCATTTCAAGAACTGCACGAATATTGAAAGAATATGTTCCAGTTTGTGAAGTTTGCATCACAGAAACATTGCTGATCGGTTCAGAATGAAATGTGTTCGGCATTGTTCCGATCTGAACATAAGTGATCGGATCAGTCCACACACAATTCCATTCATGTCCCCAGATTGCCCAAGTCGGTGCATTGCAAAATGATTCTTGCAATCTGTTAAATGCAACACCTTGATAGTTCATTGAATTTGCACCAGAACCATATTGTCCCCAATACCAGCCAGACAATGCATGATTTTTGTTTCCATCATCAAGATAACCACCGAAAGTCATCATTTCAACATTGTTCAAATCATTTCCAGCCGACCACAAATTGTCTGGATCACAACCACTGCATGATGGTGTTGAAAGAAATCCGATTGCACCATCGAATCTGTTTGTCGGTTGACTTAAATTTCTGTAATTCACTGGAATTTTCCATGCAGATGCAGCGTCTGGATCGGTTGCATATTCCCATGAAAATGGTGATGCAACACTTGCGTCTTCAACTATTTCAAAAACTTGTCGTGGTGAAAGTGTGATCAGTTTTTTGAACCAGTCTGATTCCATAAAATTTGAAACAACTTGATAACCTATTCCAGCAAATGATGAATAGACAATGTCACGAATGAAGATTGCTGGAAGAAGATCGTCCATGTGAACTTTGTTTCCATACAACCATTTCCCAGTGTTAACAAGTGGATAAACAATATGTGATCCGACACCACCATGTGTGTCACCAGAATGTTGAATGTTCCATGTGAATTCAATGTCTTCTCTCTCATAAGAAACAAGATTCGGTGTGTCTGGAAAAAGATTTCCAGCATCGAAGTCAATATCACAAAGATTCACATCATCAAGAAGATTCACCCATTCGTAGTTTTCACCAAACACAACACATTCATATTCTTTCGGAATGGTGTCTTGAATGGTTGCTTTGACTTTGAATTTTCCTTGCAAAACAAGTGATCCATCAACAAAGATCTTTGCAGTCTTGTCATCAATGTATGCAAATGAATCATAAAAAGAATCAGAAAAAAGTGATTCAAAAACAACATTGTTGTTTCTAGTTGCTGGAACTTTGAAATTTTTACTGAAAGAACCTTTTGATTTTGCAATGTCTTGAATGTCTTTGATAGTGTAAGTCAATGCAATCGGAAAAGTTGTCGGTGATGCAACATCTATTTCACCATGCACTTGATCATTTGCGTCAAAAATTTGGAATCTGATGTCTGGTCTTTGTGAACCCATTTGTTTTTGTTTTTGTTAGTTTCTAGGATATAAGTTTCTTGTCGCAAGTTGATATTCGAAAGAAACTTTTTGATGTCTTTTGTTTGTATCAGTGATTTTGATGGAACTTGAATTGATCACAATCGGAATGTAGTCATTGCATTTTCCAGCATCTCGCCATGTTTCATACTCATCAAAAGTTCCGTATGCTTGTGGATTGTATTTTGATTCCATGTCAATTCGCAAATAAGTGAATGCAGATGAACCAATTTTTGAAAACCACATTGCTTCAGCTTGTGTGATCGGTTGTGTTTCGATCTGCATCACCTCGTCTTCAGTGTTTACCCAGTTATTTTTTCCAAAATTATACAATGCCCTT